AGTATCTGATGTCTTCCATTCACCAGTATCTTCTACATTCCATTCAGATGTCTGCACTTTCCAATTAGGAATTTCGTCTTTAACCGTAAATGAGGGTATATCCCAAATTATTCTATTATTTGGTTGCGCAGCAAAGTTGCCATCGTCTAATTCTAATATGTGCGCACACTTATGTTCGTGTGGTATCTCTGAATGTTCAGCGTCTACTATATTACAATCTGGGTGTGCCCAGTCAATAGTAAATAAATATTTTCCTCGGTGCCACTTCCTATCTTTTCCCATGTATTTACCATGGGTGCCTTGTATTATATCCCAATTAGTAACAGCAGGATAATAACTAAAACAATTCCAAAGCTCCAACTCGTCAAGTCTACGTTTAGGAACTTCTTCTGGTTTAAAGCCTCGCTGTATGAAGGCAGATATCGGGAGACGATAAAAGATAGCCCCGCTTTCCATAATTGCATGGCATAAGATAGCAGTCCCAGCAATAGATGTAATGCCGAAGACAATACAGTCTTCAACTTCTCCGTGATGTTTTTTAAGATCATATAAATACTCCCTTCGTATTTGTGCATAAATCGGCGGTATATTTGCATTTAAGTAAGCCATAGTCAATCCTCATTTTATCTCTCCCCAGTTCTTACCAAATTCATAATCCACTTTACTTGGTATTTCTAACTCAACTGCGGATTCCATAATCTCTTTTATACGTTTTGCTTTTATATCACTTTCCACAGATATATCTAGTTCATCATGTACTTGTATATGTGCAACAATGCCCTCCTTATATAACTCTAACATAGATTTTTTTGTCATATCTGCGGCTGATCCTTGTATTAATTTATTCAAAGCTTTGTAAGTGTAAGCACGCCTGATACCTGCTCCATGTTCCTGACGAGCTTGTTCAAAAGGTAACGCTTTGTGAACACCAAATCTACTAGGCTCCCACAAATGAAACCTACATAATCTACCGAGTAAGGTTCTTATCTGTCCTCTTTGTTGCGCTCTGTTAGATACAGAGTTCATTAAAGTTTTAACAAACGGAACTCTTTCATGATAAACAGTAAACAGCTCTTCAGCTTTTTCCTTTGATACACCTAACTCTGCTTGTAGCTTTGCTTTACCCATGCCATAAAATAATCCAAGATTAATTGTTTTTGCTTGAGTTCTGGGTATGTCAGCCATCTTCGCAACGATTGTGTGAAAGTCTGCATCGTCTTGTAGGTAAGAGTCCTTAACACCGAAGACGCTTGTATCTTGATCTAGGGATGCATAGTGAACTACTAATCTAGGCTCTTGCTGATTGTAGTCAAAGCATCCCCACTCACAACCAGATTCAGGAATAAAGAGGGATCTGATCAATGGCCCTAAGTCTTTGTTGCGAGCAGGAATTTGTTGTAGGTTTGGATTAGAGTAACTAAATCTACCAGTTACTGTGCCTCCTGTATCAGATCTAATCTGATTTATATCTGCATGTATTCTACCTTTGTGTTCGTGTTTTATAATTGTATCTATGAATGTCGTATGTGCCTTGTTTATTTCTCTGGCTTTTGATATGCATTTTACTAAAGGATGTTTATGTGTAGACAAGAAATTTTTTGTAAAGGATGGTGCTTGTGTTTTTAAAGTTCTTTCATATGGTAAGTTTAGTTTATCGAACACTTTGGCTATCGATCTTGCTGCCCATATTTGAGTATCTACTCCTGTCTCTGTTTTTACTTTTTGCAGGAGTTCTTTTTCTTCTGATGCTAATTGTTGCTTCATTGTGTGAGCTTTTTGAACATCTACTCTCACTCCTAAAAAACGCATGTCTACCAAACAAGGAAAAAGATCTGTTTCTAAATCAAAAATAGAATTTAAATCTTGATCCATTATTTCTTTTTGCATTATCTTCCACAGTCCATACGTTAACTCTGCATCACGTTCAGCGTAATTACCCACATACATCGCAGGTAGTTTCCACATGTCGGCTTTTGGATCTATGCCCCATTCTTTTGCAGCGTTGTTTAGTTCTGTTTCATTTTTACCTTGACTTAAATAGTCCCAACCAAGTGATCCAAGATCATATCTAAACCTATTTTCGTTTACGAGTGATGCTGCAATCATGGTATCAATTATAGTTCCGTTAATTGGTATGCCCATGGCCCTAATCCAACACACATCGTACATGGCGTTGTGAAATATTTTTGTAGAGGTAGTTTTACAAATGTCCGTAAACCATTGAATTACTTTACTTTTTTCTAGATTACCACCACCCTCATGATCGAATGGAAAGTATCCAGAATAACCCTCTGTTGCAACTGCAATACCTACGACCTTGCCTTTACCAATCACAGAACCAGACCCCATAGTTTTTAAGTCTGGGTCGTGTGTCTCTAAATCGATTGCAATCTCCTCACAAAATCTTAAGTCTGGAAACTCTGTGGGTTTAAGCCACTCGGTCTGTGCTTTAAATATCATTTATAATCTCTTTCAATTATCATTTCTAAATAATGTATGGCTTTCAATATGTCATCCTTCTTCCCTTTGTGCGGGTGTCTGCATATGTATTTTATAGCATTGCCCTCCGCAAAAAGCAACTTGTTGTCATTTATAAACTTCGAGGGCTGTATTTTAAAACTAATGTAGTGTCCACCCGCTATTTGTTTTTCATATGCACTCATAATTTAAACTCCTTAGATTTGTTTTGTGATTTTATTAAATATAAATTTTTTGCAGACCGTGTGATACCCACATACCAAACTCTATACTCTTCGTCTCTTTTAGCTATGGATCTTTTAGCACCTTTGATCGTGTTAGCTGTTTCGTTTAAAAATAAAACTACGTTCGTAGCCTCACCACCTTTAGCCCCATGTATTGTTGATACCGTGATTCTTGGATCTTCGGTAACATTTTCATTGTTTAATAATAACAATCTCATGTAAGTAATTTGACTATCGGTTAATTTATTAAACGCATCATACCATTTTAAAGATATGTTCATTGTCCCATTTATTCTTTCTTTTATTCTCTGCACATGTATGTCTGCTACATGTTTTTTCTTTTGTATTAAATGCCAGTTCTGTATGTCTTCATATAAACTTTTACCTATGCTATTACCTTGCGCTGTGCAAAAAAAGAAACCTTTCTTTTTTAAAAAAGTTATTACTGGTTTTAATAGTGACTTTGTTCTTGTTAGTATTAACCAATCCTCTTTTGATAAATCTATGTCAGACAGTTTATATGTTTCAAAAATTTCTCCAGTTTCTGACTTTGGAAAATATTCTTTGTCAATCCTATTATCTTGTATTCTGTCAATGACATTTAATGCTTTTTCCTGTATAGTTATTGGCACTCTTTTTGATTGTTTTAGTGGTATCTCCTCTGCCTCCCAGTCAATAAAAGAGTCTACATCAGCGCCTGCCCAACCAAATATGGCTTGATCATCATCACCTGCAACCCACACATCGCAGTTAGTATCTTTTTCTATTTTATTTATCATAGACCATTGTATCAATGACAAGTCCTGCGCCTCATCTATAAATATAACATCAAACTTTGGTGTAACATCTTGATCTAAAAATTTTTGTATCATGTCAGTAAAGTCTATGAGACCGTATGTTTTTTTATAATTATTTATTTCTTTTTCTATCGCATCTAATTTATCTCTTTCTATTCTAGATAAATGCTCGTTTCTATCTAGTTGATCCATGGCGGATATCTGTCTTACTCTTGCAAGGTTAATCATGCTTAAATACTCACTATCAGATGAAAAAATACCATTCCAATTGTTTGTTTCGTATGATGCGTACTTTATCTGTATGCCACATGTCTCACCTATTTTTTTATAGTTTAACTCCTGCATGACATTTTCTTCTTTTAAACCTAAAGTATTAAAAGCCAAAGAATGTAATGTTTGAAAATATTTTATATCTTTCTTGGTAAGCTCTGTTTTTATTTTTAAGAATCTATCTCTTGCCTCTCCAGCAGCTTTTCTTGTAAATGCAAAGTAACCTATTCTATTCAAAGGTGTTCCAATATCAGAGTATCTTTGCACATTATTTAATAGTCTTCTAGTTTTACCAGTTCCCGGAGGGCCTACAACTTTGTATCTCACTAATAGTTATCTCCTTTTCTTTCTACTGGTTTGTATTCTATTTTATCTACATGCAGTTGCTTGACTCTACATACTTTAAAAGTTTTACCATCGACATTTAGCGAGTGATTAAACTCTACATCACATTTATCTTTTAATTTTTGTGCTATTCTTTCTTCTGGTATTTTCCAACTAGAACCCAAATGATCTATAAAAGAGTTAAATCTAAAGTAATGATAGCCCTCCTCTGTAAGACAAGACCCACTATTGATCTGCACTCTTTGTTTAGCTCTTGGCCCATTAACGCAATATTGAAACAACTCCTCCCTTAATCTATCTTCTATCTGTGTCCCTGCTGGCGGTGATATCTTAACTGAGTTCTTTCTAATCTCCGTTAGCTTTGCTCTAAAGTCTTTTGCTTTTAGTGGCTCATGATAGATACCAGTTTGCTCCCATATCAAATCCAATAGTTCTGTCTGCTTTGTTATCAGTCGCCTGTTACCTGCTATCACTCCAGCCTTTGTGCCATCTGGCAATGCCACATTAAACCTGTACTCAGGCTCTGCATACATAATGATCTCAAAGTCTGTGATGTCAGGAAACATACTGATACTATCAGATTTAACGCCAAACGGTCTAGAGTAACAAAGACTACGCATGCATTTGCTTTGTATTGGATCTTCGTAACACGTATGACCTGCTGTATCTTTCTTCCATGCAGTTAGCTTAGTATCTAACTTAGCTTTATCCCATGGGTCTTCTAAATAATTATAGTTTGCTTTTGCAACATGATCTGGCCATTTGTCTTTGTATTTCTTTTTAGCAAAGACCATGTAATTGTACATAAATCTATCTCTACCATCATCTAACTTTCTTTTTGAACATAACGCTAAACATGGTGGACCATCTTCAAACTCCTCACTAGTTCCAACTAATATATTCTTGTATGTCTCCGTTACTAATTTTTCTAAATCATCTTTGCCTATTTTATTTTGATTAGCAAACTCTATAAATTTTTGTAGATCTAGTTTATTGTTGTCTTTGTCTACAGCGTATCGATGTGTGTGTCCGTTGTTGTAGTAGGGTAAGTTTATAAAGTTGCCTGGTTTTGTGTCGCCTTTGTCGTCTTCCTTTAGTTCTTTCTGTTTAGGAAAAACCTCTGTCGTGGGATCTAGCCCAAGAGGTAGTAGAAAAGATTTTAGTGCTGATATTAAATCTATCGCTGGTATTGGTTCTTTTAAAAATAAATAACAATGTAATCCACCGCTCTTTGATAACAACGGTATCAAAGGTAGTTTGTACTGTTGAAATAGTGCTAAATAGTTTTCTATTTTAAATGTAGAATAATTTTTTGGATCAATATCTATGCAGCCAAAGCTTGCTGTTTTATCTAGTCTGCATGGTTGTATACCTATGGATATCTTACCTTGTATGTGATCTTTGTAGTCACCTTGTGTGATTGGTCGACCTGCCCATTCGTAGTTAGGTTTAAGTTTGTTTTTCTCTTCATCTAACTGTGCCGATGACATGTCCGCTATACCAAAATCACCTTGGTATCCTGTAAACAGTTCTATAAAATCATCAACCATAAGATCCCGGGTGGGGTGACTCCAGTCTCCCTTTGTCACCCCTATCTTTCTCTTAAGAAAGAATTAGTAGTTAGAGTCCTGTGAAGAACTCTCAGCGTTAAGTTGGCTCTTTTTTAATGAACTATAGAACTCTCTAGCCATTTGATAGAGTGGTGCGTTATCTACCTTTCTTAATAGATTTACGCTATATCCATGCCAAGAGAAACTTCCTGAGTTTTCAACTGAGTTTAATCTATAAATCCTAGAAAATCTTGGTGCAGGCACCGACTTTCCAGTAGACGGATCGTTTTCAAACTCGTTTTCTATCAGGGAGTTCCATTGCCTACTAGTTTTTAACTGAGTAGTCTTCATAGTCATCAAAGCTTTTTCTGGCTTATCACCTAAAATGATTACAAAGTGGTTAGCAGTTTTGATAATTTCATTACCATTCTCTAACATATCCTTGTTTCTATCATTTTGCTTTGTTTGTGACATGATCTCTGGCCCTCTATCTGGATGAATAGGTCTACCCTCTGCTTTTTCAAAAGGTGCCCACTCAGGGTATGTCATCTTGTAGTAAACAGGTACAACTTCTATACCTTTTTCACCATCATACAGTTTCTTTGTAACTGTATTATAAAACATACCAGGCTCTGCGCCATCCACATATTTCGCATGTTTCTTTTTAGTCTCATATGAACCTGATTGTAACAGCTTCAAAAAAGGTAGCGCCAAATCTTCTTTGTCTATATTCTCAAGCCCCATGCCTGAGTCTTTAACAAAGTCCAAAGTCGCTACTTGACCACTTTGCTTTTTCACAACGTCTCTTGTTTCTTGTGTCATATTTATTTGCTCCTCGTTATTTTTGTTTTGTTTCCTTTAAACAAGTTAAAATGTTCAGAGGGTAGATCTAGATTTTTTTCGACCTGCTCTCTGTACAACGCTTTGAGAGTCATGGGCTCCACCTTAAGTTTTTGCTCAGGTTGGTACCCATTACTCTCGGCAAGGTTAGCGTATTCACGCGCCTTGTTATCTTCGTTACGACCAAAGGAAACTATGATTTCATTTTTAATCAAATCACCATGACCGTTTTTTCGAAGCCAGTTAAATGCGCCCTCTTTTTTCGCTACAGGAATAGTGGCGCTAAAAATTTCTTTTACCTCAATAGCAGAGCCATCTTTTAACTTCATAGTTTTTAAGTTCATGGACTCCATTATTTCTGGTATTACTTGTTGAGATAGTTTATCAGCCTCTGCCTTTTTAGCAGATAACCTCTCTTCATCTTTTTTAATTTCATCCTCTAATCTTTGTAAATCAATAACATGATTAGACAAAGAATCTGGATTTTTTAAATCGTTCACTTGTTGAGGTGCATCCTCTATGAACATCTTTTGTAAGTTACTCATCTGTATTACCTTTCTCGTATAAGTTAATTGTTATAGGATAATAAGTTCTTTCTTGTTTATCCCACTTTAGTAAATTATATTTACCATTTGTTATGTCAGAAACTATAGAACATGCAACACCAATTATCGCAGGATCACCTGTAAGAAGAAGATAATCATTTTCAGTATAATTTTTTAACAAAGATCTTAGTTTAAAAACTAACGGCCCTGGAGAAAAAATTATTTGAGAAGACTCAGGTAGTAAAAATTTAAACTGACCATATTTAGCTGCACCCATAATATTTATTCTAGGGTTGCCTTCTCTGGTTCCTGGTACTTCCTGTATTATGTATACTATACTTTCTTTCATGTGTTGACATATAATTCATCATAGATTATATGTCAAGCCATACAGGAGAAAAATTATGAATTATAAATTTAAAACACCGCCATATAAACATCAACTTAGGGCATTAGAAATGTCATGGGATAAGAAATGTTTTGCTTATTTTATGGAGATGGGTACAGGTAAATCAAAGGTATTAATAGATAATACTGCCATGCTTTATGACAAAGGTAAGATAAATGGTGTCTTAATTGTGGCACCAAAAGGTGTGTACAAAAACTGGTATAGCTCTGAAATACCCACACATCTACCAGATCATATAGAAAAAAATATGGTGCTGTGGCAAGCTAATATTACAAAACAACAACAAAAATATTTAGATACTTTATTTAAAACAGATACAGATTTACATATATTAATTATGAATGTTGAGTCTTTATCAACCAAAAAAGGTGTGGACTTTGCAGCTAGATTTTTAAACTCACACAGAACTATGATGGCTGTAGATGAGTCTACAACTATAAAAAATCCAACAGCTAAAAGAACTAAAAACATAGTGGCGTTAGGAAAATACGCACAATACAAAAGAATATTGACAGGTTCACCAGTCACTAAATCACCCTTAGATTTGTACAAACAATGTGAGTTTCTAGATCCATGGTTACTAGATCATCAATCTTTTTACTCGTTTAGAACTAGATACGCAGTCATGAGAAAAATAAATTTTGGTGGTAGGTCTGTTGAGATACCTGTCGGCTATAAAAATTTAGGTGAACTATCTGATAAATTAAAGCCCTTTTCTGACCGAGTATTAAAAGATGATTGTTTAGATTTACCTAAAAAAACTTTTATGAAACGTATTGTTCAACTCACACCAGATCAGTTTAAAGTGTACGAACAAATGAAAAAAGAGGCACTCGCTATCATGAATGGCAAGATGACGACAACCGCAAATGCATTAACACAGTTGATGCGATTACAACAAATTACATGTGGTCATTTTAAAGCTGATGATGGCACTACACAAGATATTAAAAGTAATCGTTTAGATGAATTAATAAATGTTCTTAATGAAATAGAGGGTAAGGTTATAATATGGGCGCATTGGCAAAGCGATGTCAGACAAATTATAAAAGCAGTTGTTAAAAATTTTGGAGAAAATTGTTTTGTAGATTACTATGGTTTAACACCACAAGAGGACAGACAACAAAACATAAAAAGATTTCAAGAAGATGATACATGTAGATTTTTTATAGGCACACCACAAACTGGTGGATATGGTATTACACTTACAGCAGCTAGTAACATGATCTATTACTCTAACGGTTACGACCTTGAGAAAAGACAACAATCAGAGGCTAGGATAGATCGTATAGGTCAAGAGAAACCCATGACATACATTGATATTATTTGTGAAGATACAGTTGATGAAAGAATTGTGAAAGCTTTGCGTAAGAAAGTTAATATCGCAAGTCAAGTTATGGGTGAAGAATTAAAGGCTTGGATCTAAAGTTTCTGTAATAACACCACAATCACACCGCCCATACCAGATATAACAGCCCCCATGGATACAAGCAATATTCTCTCTATTCTAGTTATCTGCCCCTGTAGCTGTTGCATGCGATCGTAAGTTTGCTTTTGCATTATTCTGCAAAGCTTCTCATGTGATTCTATTCTTTGTAGTGCGTTATCTCTTGGCATTGAACAATCCTTTAATAAAAAATTGAACTGTTCTGTAAACAAAAGTCCATGCAGTTTTTAGTGTTCTTCTTTTGCCTGTGCCAAATGCAACATAATCTTTAAATTCTTGGTAGTGGTTTTTAGCTTTACCTTCATCAATTGCTTTTTGACCATAGTATCTGTATCCTCTTCTTACAGCTTCACCCCACCATGTTCTATGTAAGTTTTTAACACACCAACGGACAGCTTCTCTTTTTGTATCTTTTGTAAAGGCACCAGAGTTAACAGCATGAGTTGCTATTACACAGCCTCTGCCGCCTCCGTCACCTTTATCATCACCGCCGCCTCTATCAGCAGGAGTTTCATCCTCCTCCTCGGCATCAAAAGTAGACTGTGGTTGAAATCCCATACTAGGTGGCCCTGTAGGGGCTGATGGTCCAGGTCTATCGTCTCCACTTGGTGCAGGGTCATCGTCTCTAAGTTGTCCACCAAAACCTAAAACACTATCTCCTGGTTTTGGATCAATGCTTGTATCACCAACCATAAATTCTTCATCGCTAAATTCATCTTTTTCTCTTGGTGATTCATATATGCCAGTAGTAAATATTGAGTTATCATCAATATAACTTTCTTGATAAGGATCTATATCACCTAATTTAATAGGTGTTCTAGCACCTGGTAATTGAATATCAACTGGTTGTGTCAGTGCTGCTCTTGCTTCTGCAAGACTCATCGCAGGCGGATCTATTGTTATTGATGGTGTGGTATCCATTTCACCTAACTCAACAGCACCTTCATCTGCAAACTGACCTGAAATTTCTTCTTCTAAAAGTTGTTTTCTAAGTGCATCCTCTTCTTTTTTTGTTATAAAAACAGGAATTCCTCTTGAGTCTATTACAGTTCTACCTAACTCTTCTATCTCAATTGGATCATCTATAATAGTTGTAGCTGCTGGTGGCATCGCTGCCTCAGCCTCAGCAATTGTCTGTCTCATTTTTGCTTCTGCTAATCTTTTATCTTCTGCAGCCGTGATACCTAGTGCATCTGCCTCTTTCTTTTTATCTGCTTTTAATTTTGCTAATTTATCTGTTTGTTGTTTTGTTTTTACTGGATCATAATCAGGAGAGGTAATATCGTATTTGCTAAATTTATTTAAACTTTCTTCTATTGTATCTATTCTCTCTTGATAAGCATCTTGTAAACCATATTGTGTTGGAGTTCCAAGTCTACCACCTGTTATCATATTTAAAAAACCTCCGTATACAGGATTATATCCTGCCATTAACTCACCCGGTGCCACTCTGCCTATGTCATCTCTAGCATATAAATCATTTATTATACCTACCCTTGGGTCTTGTTCTGGTAATATTCCTTTTAAACCTTCTATAAGAAGAGAAACTGGTTTACCTACAGCTGCATTAAGGGCAGTCATGACAGCTGCTTTTTTAACATCTAAATCACCTAATCCTATTTTTTGTAAAAATGTTTCAGGTTCGTCTACATCTTTTTGTGTCACTATATCTGATAATTGTGGTAACCTACCAAGTGGATCGATTGGTTGAGGTGATGCTGGTAAAGTTGCTAGGTCTGCACCTCCACCCATTGGAAATTCAAACTCCTGTGGTGTTCCCATTTGAGGTAACATTGTTCTTGGATCAGTTGGTATCACATTAGATCCGGGTGTCATGTTGTATTGATCTAACTGTGCTTGTGTAACTGGTATCTCACCTGGCGCTACAACAGGTTGACCTGGTCCTACTTGTAAACCAATGCCTGCATCTATTAATCTTTGGTCTTCTGCTGTGTTTGTGGGTGTTACAAGAGTGTTTACACCTCCTGGTACAGTCACTTGAGACCCGCTGCCTGAGCCTCCTCCCCCGCTGCCTGAGTCTGGTGTTCCAGTAGCAGGTGGTGTTGCTGCTTGTGTATCTACTAAAGGTAAACCATAAGCAAACAACTCATTTAAGTCTGATAGATAATCAAAGCTTGTGGGGTCATATGATATACCTGGAAAGTCTGCAATTGATGCAAGTAATCTTGGGTCAGTATCTGTTTTTGTTCTTAAACCAGATACGTCTATGCTTTCATCTAGTAAACTAGGGTCTGTTACTATTAGTGATCTTAAAGTTTCGTTGGACATTATGCTAGTCCTCTTTCTCTAAGTTTTAAAACTTTTTCATCTTCTCGTAAAAAAGCAGACTCTGTAGGGGTTAAGCCTGATTGTAGGCTTGCCACTCCTGTTGGCGCTTGAGCCAATAGGTTAGGGTTTATATTTGCTGTTTGTAAAGGTTTTGTTGATCTAGTTGGTTCCGTCACCACTTGTGCTAGTTGTGTTTCTTCCTCAACTCCAATATCGTCATCTATAATAAATGAATTATTTATGTTAGAAGATTGTGTATTCTTTGGCATCATGCCTCTCAAATCCTCTAAATACTCCTCTCCCTCATCTCTTGATATTAAATTATTACTTATCATCGCGCCTATTAATTGAGCGGCGTTAGAATAAGCCTCTGGGCTGCCTGGTTTTAATTGAAAACCCTTTTTAATAAATTTAATAAATTTAGGATTAGTAAATAATTTTCCTACAATAGCTGGACCAAAAAGTAAAGCTGCAGATGGGACAGTTAATACTCCAGAAAATAATCCAAAAGCTGCTCCAGCTTGACCTAATTGAATAAATATTGCTCCAGGAACGCCCTCTCCAACAGATTTTTTTTGAGCAATCTCTAGAGCCTCAAGTAAACCTCTAGCATTTTTAAGTTCTTGTTTAGAAAATATTTCAAGTAATACATCATCTCCATATTTATTAAATTCTTTTAAAATGTAACCAGCATCTATTTTTCTTTTTATTCTGTTAGACTCTCCTACTATGTCCCCAATCAATGTTCCCTTTATAGAAGACATTAATTCATTTTTAAGTTCTTTGTCTTTTGTATCTTTTATAGCTCTAGTGAGTGCTTTTATCGTACTTGGTTTTCTAGGTTTAATTAAAGTTTTATAAACCTCCTCTGGAGCTTTTTCAGTTAATCTTCTTAAAACTTTATTATTAAATTTTTTTGATCCAATCCTATAAAACCTTTGAGCACTATCATAAATAGCTCTTAATTCTGTAGGCACAGAATCTATAACTCTATCTAAATCCTTTGTTATAGCATCTACTAAATCTCTAGCAGTTTTTTGACCTTTTCCCTTTATTAATTCTGTGCTTGCTCTTGTAACTCCTAGTAGATCTGATCTTACATTGTTGGCCACTGAAAAAGAAACCTCAGGAGGCAGGCTTCTAACCGTTTCTAAAACTTTTACAGACTCTGGCGATAATCTTTTTGTATATTGCATGTCGCTTAACAATTTTTCAGCGAGTTCTTTGGACGCTCTAACATTAACTGTTAAAGGAATTTTTGTACCATCTGATGTTGTGATTACGGCTGCTTTAGTTAATTTATCATATTTAGTTTTAGCAATTCCTCTAAAATAATCTAATGAGTTTTGAACAGCACTTAAAGCTAACTCTCCAGCATCCGTTCTTGTGGCTGCATCTGAAAAATTATCTACAAATATATTAACTTCATTTGTTAAAGCAGTTTCAGCTCCTTTTCTAGCCTTTATTATTCTACCTCCAGCAAATATTGATTTTTCAGATATATTTTCTAATATGTCTACAAATCTATTATCACTACCTATGCCTGGAGTTATTAAACCATCTTCAACATCATTTACTTTTGATGTACCATCTTTAATATTTCTATTTTTAGATTTAACTTCATTTAAAGTTTTTTCCGCTTTTTCTGCATCATCAGTATATTTAACACCTTTAAAACCAACTTTTTTTATTATTGCAGGAATAGCCCTACCAATACTTTCTGCGGAGGCACCAGTTGCAAAACCTCTTAATACCTCTTTTGCTACATCGTCTCTAGGGTCAAACACTTGCGCTGCGCCAGCTGCAGCGCCCTCACCAATACCTGCTCCAAATGATCTGTATAATAACCCTAACGCAGGACGTAATGCTGCTCGTGCAGCAAAAAAAAGACCTCCTGTGTATGCCCCTGCTACACCACCCAATATTTCTAACGCTAATCTTCTAAATTGAGGAGAAGATAAATATTCTTCAATAGCCTCAGTTCTAGCGTTTCCCTCTGGCACATCCATGTAATCATCTATGCCTCTAAAAGCTTTTGCCTCAGCGTCCTCTCTTTTCTTTTTTATAAGAGCTATAATTTTTTGTTTTTCTTCTGGATTTGGTGTATCTCCTAAAATTTTAACTTTTCCTAATTCTCTAACATTTATTATTGCCATAATTATTTTTACTTTATTGTTAAATCATAAAAACCATCAGGATCTATTTCTAAATCTTCAGTTTTAGATTTAGGTTTTTCATAGAATTCTGCCGCTGAAACCCCAGCTTTCATTAAAGCTTCAACATCCCCTCCATAATTATTGGTAGCCTCTGCTAAATAGTTTCTAAGGCTTCTAAGTTTTGCCTCAAAAACAACTTCAGTATCTGTGATTTGTGGTATCAACCTTCGGATTCTTTCAGCCTCTTGTTCTGAAACTTGTGCACCAGAAATAGCTTGTGTTAAAAATGTTGTCGTTTTGTCTATATCAGATAAAAGTTCAGAATATTTTTCTCCCGCCTCGGAACCTGTAAATTTACCCACCTGACCTTTAAGTCTATCAAAATCAAAACCCACCCCAAACATTCCTCCAACAGGCTTATTTAAAGCTAAATAGTTATCCTGCACTTTATTTAATAGTCCAATAGTGCTTTTTAAATCTGCTCTTTTTTTAATTGTTGAAGCGTCTGGTTTACTTACAACATTAATAGTTCCATCAGCTTTTTCTTGAGCAACAGTGCCCTCTGGTAAGTTTAATTTTTTAATTTCATCTGCATTTAAAGTTCTTGCTTTTATTATTGGCTTTTGTTTAGCCTTAGCCAACTGTAAATTTAAAGCGGTGGATAAAGCTTTTTGTCCTCTCTTAGTTAACTGCGCTCTTCTTATATCATCTGCTTTTGTAAACTTAGCATAAGGATCTCTTAGTGCCTCTACAGGGTCCATACCTAATGCTAAATTTATACCATAGTCACCAATAGGTAATCTTGTTTTTGGAATAGGTGCAAATTCAGATAAAAGATCAGATACGGTTTGTGTATCTTTTTTTAGTAATTCCCTATCGATACCTAAGGAACCACTTCGATACTGTTCTCTATCTACAACATTAGACATGATACCATCATTAGACTGTCCGCCTCTTTTAAACATCGGTCTTTTTAATATTCTTGACATGATTAACTTATTTTTAATACGTTTTGTGGTTTAAATATTCTGCCATATATGTCAGCACCTGCTAAACCTAAGCCTAGCGCTGTCATTAACGGACTTGCACCTGATGCTGTAGCAGTGTCAGTCGGTGATAGCGTAACTGTACCTGCTCCTGGTGTTAAACCTGATATACCTTGACCAAATCTAGCTAACCTGTCTCTTGGATCTTGTACTGCCATGGCTGCTGCTTGTCTGTTTGCATCTAGTATTGCTTGTTGTTGTGCTTGTTCTTGTGCACCTAATGTGCCAAGGCCAGATATCTGTGCTCTAGCAAGGTCTTGTGTTCTTGCACCTAAATTAGACTGTAATCCAGCTATACCCATTTGGTTTGCAAGGTCTTGTTGTCGTCTTTGCGCTGCACTTTCAAAACCTCTTTGTTGTAAGTCTGCAACTAATCTTGCTCTACTTAAGTCACTTGCCGCATCAAACTCGGCTCTTTGCACACCCTCACGGCCACCACCAAAAGCACCAGCCACGCCCAATGTTCTAGCTGCTAATTGGTTTTGTTGTGCTTGTCTTTGTTTATCAAACTCTGCAAGAGTCGTATCTATAACTTGTTGTTGAAAAGGTGATGTGTATTCTGCTATAGTTCCTGTACCTGTTCCTGCCCCTGCCCCTGTTAAAGCAGTTGCTGCGTCTGCAGCTGTTCCTGCTTTTGCTAAAAACGGTTGAAAAGAACCAAGACCTGTTGCTGGATCTACTGCCTGTGTTCTAGCTGCAGTTTGCAAGGCATCTTGTGCTGCTACTTGCGGTGCAAGTTCTGCCATGCCCGCTTTTGTAATTTGAAACTGTTGTGCTTGTGCTTGTCTATTTGCAAACTGTTCTGCTGTTTCACCCGGTTGTTGTTGAACAGCTGTTGTAATACTTGGTATACCAGATTGTCTAGATAAATCTGTTAAAAATGTTTTTTGTGCTGCCTCTATAAACTCTGGTGGTAAAGTTCTTGTTTCTGTAACACCTCCTGTTTGATAGCCTGCTCTGCCACCTGATGCAAATAAACTAACATTTAATTCTTCTGCTAACATTTTTAGTTGTCTTTTCTCTGAATCTGTTTGTGCTTCTTTAAATAATCTTGGAATTATAGTGTTATAATAAAATTGTTTAGTCTCTTCATCTACTTTATCATCTATATCATTCATTAAGGCGTTTAAAATATTTCGATCCTCTGATATTCCTGGTATTAAAGGTATATCTAATTTTTCTATTCTAGTTGTTTTTACTTCACCCTCTTTAGGCATGTCACCCACTCCTCTAAGTAAAGATCCTACTCCAGATTTAGATTTCATTTCACCTATATTATTCTTACCAAGAGTACCCATAATCTCACCATCTTTGCCAATAACAACAATTTGTAAACCACGAGTATCAAAAAAAGGCACATCTCGTTCCTCTTGTTGTGGTCGATCTTCTCTTTTTCCTAATAGTTTACCAGCAGCTCTTCCAATACCGCCTAATATACCCGTTAAACCTTTTTGATTTTCTTCTGCCATTATACTACTCTTTTCTCCAATTTTTTCATGGTATCATACATTCTTTGTGCTCCTTTTTCAATGCTGCCGTTGCCTGCTCCTCGAACCGCGTCTGCTGTAAATACAAACTCATTCTTAGATAACATGGCAGGTACATCATCTGCTTTTTCTTTTATACCCACTGGTACAAATCCACCTTTGTCTCTGTAGTCTCGTTCCATGACTCCAGCTTTATTTGTTCTCATAATACCTGTCGGCATGCCACCTTTTGCTACGTTAACTCTAGCAATAAAAGCATCTTTTTGTTCATCAGTCATAGCAGAATAATCTTTATCAAACTTAAAGTAATTATCAAAATAAGATCTCATTTTTCTACCTACGTTTTCTTTTCTTCTAGCCATGTACTCTTCTGTAGTTTCACCCTCTTCTTGTGGTGGTTCTTCTTTTAAAAATGCTTCATAAACATAAGTTATTGCACCAGTTGCGCCGCCAACTAATATCTGACTTTTTGCAAATTCAGGTAGTTTATTTATGATAGGTATTTTATCTATAGTCGCTTTTGTTGTTTTAGTTACAAACTCTGGTCCACCTGCAACTGTTTTAGCGGTGGTTCCTTTTGTAGGTTTTGCAACTTCTAAACCTGCCTCATCATAGGTAGATCCTAATTTTTCTTGTGGATTAAAAAAATCTTTTATAGCAGTTGTTCTATCTGCACTTAATGGTGAAGTAAATCTATCTCCAGGTGTTCCTAAAAAACTTTTTTGAGTCCCTGCTCCACCTATTTGTCTAAATAACTGTCCTGCTGCAAAAGTCCCAACTCCTTGTTTAAATGCATCGCTGATACTGCCTCTTTGATCAAACCTACCTATACCTCTCATAAGCCCTGCAATACCAGGATTAAAAGGTGCAACAAACGGTGCAGCTTTAACTGCAATATCTGCTAACTCATTAGGTACAAGTTTTCTAAATCTCTCTTTTAATTTACTACCAAGGCCATATTTTTTTCTAGGGGTAACACTGGCTATTCCACCTTTATCACGTAATTGTCTTGGCATTTTTGCTCTATTGATCATATATGTTAAATGTTGTTATTTTTAAAAGGCAGGAATTACACCTGAATTTACATTATTACTTGTTTTTAACAAGTAAATCAAGACTATGTTGTAACCTCTCTAGGCTTAGATTGTAAGGCCGAAAGAACTACATGTAGTCTATTAGCTGTAGCTGCAGTCACTTTTAGTATCTCACTTTCTTCTAATACTAAAGGAGCTGATAATAATTCTGTTGTGCCATTGGCAGATATAGATTTTGTCTTAAAAAGACTAAATACATTTGAGCTAGTATCAGTAATAGTTACCGTAATTGTATCTCCACTACCAGAGTCATCCGATACCAATATAGACTTTACAATAGCGGTTGTTGCAGTTGGCACCGTGTATAAAGTTGTTTCTGATGTAGAGGTTAAATCTACCTTTTTATTTACAAATGAATTAGCCAAAGAAAAAAGCCTCCGCCTCTGCTTCGTCTTTTAAATCCTGTTGATAGGTTGTATTTAATTTTTGTACAATACTATCCACATCTCTAACAAATGATTGTTGTATCTGTTGATCGTAGTCTTCTGTTGGTTGTGTTAATGCTTGAACTATTCTAGCCACGTTTCTTAACTCCTTTAATCTTCTTTTTATTTAGTGATGCATAAAATACTTGTTCACCACGTTTTTTACCATATTGTTTTTTCATGGAACTCATTATCTTTTTACCTTTTTTATTTAATGGCATTAATTATTTCCTATTTTTTTATTGGTTTTTCTAGCGTTGTCTATCATTTTAGATAAATTTTTTGAAAAAGCAGTGGCTTCCTCTGCATTATCAAATTCTATGTAATCTCCTTTTTCTATAGCAAAGTCCATAGCCTTATCTCCTAGTTTAACTAATTTACCATCTATTAATCTAATAGTAGGAAATAATATTTCTTTACCTTTGTATTCAGAACTTCCAGTTCTAACAGTTTCCATTGCTTCAGTTGTTGGAGTTGACGGATCTAATGCTCTTTTAATCCATGCCCTATCATATTTTTCCATTATCTTCTTCCGTCTGGTTGGTAATCTATTCTAAATGTCCCCAGTTTCCAAAACTGACTGGTGCTAGTATTCTCTACTTTTAAAGATACCTCTCTAGCTCTAGCACGTGTATCAATTTTAGTTGAACTACTATTAATAGTGAATGGCCCTAAAGATGAACTAGCTTTTGATTGATTAGGAAAATCTTTTAAATTAAGTGTAACTCTTGCATCACCTGTCTGTGATAAAAAGTCTGGTATCACTCTTCTTATTTTCATCATAAACTCACCATCACCAGCTAATCCTTGTTGACCGATATCAAAACTTCCAGACTCTATGTTTGCTGTAATGGCTGTTGTTTGACCTAATTTAACTTGGTTAAGACCTGTTTCATGTTCATAGTATGTTGATGCACCGTCTGTATTACCATGAACATAATTAACATCTGTGTCTGCTGTTTCAGCGTCTTCATCATATTCTGTTGCGTGTGGTTTACCAAATACAGCAGAGTCCTCCCATGCTGTTCTAGCTAGTGTGCCCGTAGTCCACACTGGTCGCTCGGGACTTGAATCTAGATAATTGTATGCAACCATTCTGTTTACAACACCAGAACCTGAGTTTGGATAAAACCATATGACTTCACCAAACAAGTTATTTAATCCTGCATTAATGTGTTGTTTAGGTGTTGTATTAATATCATCAAATACATGATCCTCAACTAAACATGGTAGTGACTCTAGTTTACCTGTGTATCTAAAGAAACCATTTTCTGACATCCAATACGCTGTACCATCAACCTCAACAGCTGCGTTCTGTCCAATTAATCCACAGTTTGTACCAACCTGTTGAAACGAGAATGTAAATGGTGGACCAACAAAACGCATAATGAATAATGCAGTATCAGTCCAAATATAAATTGCATCACGACCTCTGATAGCTCCAACAAGTTTAGATCCATCTGCAAGTCTTTGTGTACCAGCAGTGTTTGTAGCTGAAGGCGTGTATGTATTAATATCCTCTTGATCTGAAAATCTTATGAACATAGGGTCTTGTGTTGATTTAGTTCCAATGGTTGTTTCTGTTCCAAAGAATATTAAGTGACGGTCTGGAGTAGATACTAAACTAAATGCAGAAGCTGTTGGCGCTCCTGTTATAATAGTTGCTCTGGTGCTATTTGCATCAGTTGGATTTGAATCCCATTCAAAACTTTCACCACCGTTTATGGTTGCAATTAATTTGTTACCTAAATTATCCAATGACCAAAGTCCGGGTGCCGTCACGATGTCTCCTGATGCTGCAGCATTCCATGCAAAAAAGTTTGATGCATCTGTTACTGTTGC